TGCAACAGTTGTAAAATCTCCACCAAAATCTAATATACAAACAGAATCTAAATTTGCTGAAGCAGCAGATCCACTTGATTGATATATTTGTGCACATCTTGCGGTTATAGTTGCTGTGGTAAATGATGTATCGTTAAAATCTATAAAAGCAGTTGTTGCCGAAGCACCACCAGTCACACCAGAATTAACTAAAGTATTACCACCACTAGTATAACCAGTACCACTAACTTCGTTTGTAGTATTAAATTGTGTAGGGTCAGATGCTGTTCTAGTTTTAGATGAAGTAAACAAAGCTAGTTTATAAGTGTCTCCACCTGATTGAAAATTGTGGTTGCCTTTTAACAACTGGTCTTTAAAAACATTACTAATTACATTAGCCATATATTACTCCTTAAGGTTGTTGAACCGGCATAGATACTCTAAGTGTGCCGTCCATATATTCGTCTCTTCTTCTTCTACCCATTTGTTCTTGTGCTAACACTTGTAGTTCATTTGTATAACTTTGTGCATAGGTATTTAACATATCGGGTGATTTTAAAAACTTAAAAGCTTCTACAAGGCAGGCATACAATAATAACAAAGGTGCGTTATTACTAATCCACGTAGTAGTATTACTAGAAGATAGTCCTGTTGGTTGCGCATTATACGCTAGTTCAACAGTATATGCTGCATTTGGTGCAGGAGCAAGTAATAATGTATCGTTGTCCCAATTAGCATAATATTTTGGAATTCCTGTAGTAGCTCTGTTTGGTAAAAATTCACTTATATAAGAAACGTCTTTTTTTTCTAAAGCTATACGTTCATTATCTACTAATCCACCTAAAGAACCCGAAGCACTAAATATATGTATGTATCTTACAAATTCAAAATCAACAGGAATAGCTCCAGGCAAAGCTATAAATGGATCATTTGCTGTCAGTAAAGTTGTTTTATATTTTCTAAAAACATCTAAATCTATTTCTCTAAATAATTTAGATTCAGCATGTTCTATAAAATCATTGGTAATAGTTGATGTTAAAACATTAACATCTGTTTCAGTATAATCTAATATTTGTTGTGTTAATTCTGCGTATGTTGTCATGCTATTATAACTGCTGGTCCAGCGTAAGACCTAACACCCCCTCCATTAATACTACCTATTGTTGCTGTATCAGTTGCCACGGTAAATGTATATGTGTTTTCATCTACTACTGTAATAGTATAACCTGCGGCCCTATTTATATTTACTGATGTAATACCATCAAAATTTTCAACTCCATAAAACCTAACTGTATCACTACTTGTTCTACCATGTGTTATTTCTGTTACGGTAATAGCACTAGTGCCTGCAGTTCCTGTTTTAAAAGAATTTGTTTTTAATAAATTAGGCACAGCAGTTTCAGTTCTATCGGGTCTTGCGTCTTGTAGTGCTTGAGAATCAACTCTAGGATCTCTTCTTTCTATTTGTGGATGTTTAGTTTCAAATTCAGATTGATGTACAAAAGAACCATTCCATTCTTTTACCATTTCATTATATGGAAAAGCCATACCACTACGGTCAGAAATTGCCTTTGCTTTTTTACCTATTGCAAAATTAGATGACATTATAATACACTTTCGGAGTTATATATGTACTGGTAGAAGAACCATCTTCTGTTAAAGCTCTATTAAATTCTTCTTCGTATAGTAATTTATTTTGTTGTACTAATTGAGCATTGTACTTTTGTGCTAAATAATAAGCTAGTCCCGACAACATACACGGAACAAAACGATAAGGTAAATCTGCAGAGTTAGTATAATCACCTACATCTTCTATTCTTTTTACAAAATATAAATGTATTTCACTAGTAGCTGCTGTAGTATCCGGTGTTGGATATACAGAAACTGTAACTCTATCTATAAACCTTTGCACGTAATACTGTACTGGAGTTCCAGTAGCAAGTTTATTAGCTAAAGCTGAATATGTAGATCTATCTATTTTTGATAAAGCTATGTCTTGTTGTGTGCTTGTAGCTCTGTTTGTTCTAAAAGTTGCTTCTAAAATATCATCAACGCCAAATATTGTTGACTCGGTTTGCACTGTTGTTGCTTGTGCTCGGTTAGTATCAGAAGTATCGTCTGCGGCACTTCTAAAAAAATGATACTCAGATTGTCCAGCAACTAAATTAACATTTGTTTCTTTTAGTTCCCAATAGTGTAATCCTCTATTGGCCCATTCCTGAAACATTATATTTAAAGAACGTCTAGCTGATTTAAGTTGGTAACCTGTTAAGTTTTGAATACCGACACGTTGATAAGCCTCTTCTATTATTTCTTCAATAGAAAAACTTTTATCAAACTCTGTTTTGTTTGAAGTAGTGTTAGGCATAAGCTACTCCTTTTTAATAATTTAATATCCACTCACAAGTAACGGAAGCACTATCTCCAGCAGTACAAGCAGGTAAAGTTACATTTACATCACCTGTAAAGTTTGAAGCTTGATTATTTTTAATACCACCTATAGAACTGTAATCAAAATGACCATCTCCCTCAAGTGTTAAAAAAATAGGATCTGTTCCTGAGTTATCCCAAGACATTCTTAAAGCATCTACTTTTGCTGTTACTGAAACACTATACCAAATTTTATTTAAAGTTGCTGTTACTGGTAAGTTACCTGCTACGTTTGAATAATCTGAAATGTCTAGAATCTTAGTTGTTCCACCTGCATTGTCTGAAACGTTATTATAATGAGTTACTACTTTTTTATTTCCTGAAAATAAAGCTGTTGAACCTTCTTGATTTAATACTACGTCTGCCATTTTATTTCTCCTACTAAAGAGTAGGGGACATTACTCCCCTACTCAGAGTTAATTATTATTTGAGGTTGATACCACCAGTATTAGCTGCAAGACCATCAATAATGTCGTGTGCAAGGAAAGCTAGTGCTGCTGTAGAAGAGATACAAGTTACTTTAAAACTTGAACCTACTACTGCGTTAGCATCGAAACCTATAGAATCATTTGCATCTGCAATACCTACATTGTCACCATCACCTTTTGGTACACAACCAATGATTTTTTCAGAACCATTAGTAATGATATCTACATCATTACCTGCTGTACCTAACATTACAAAATGAAAAGTAGACCCTACACAAGTAGCTGCTGCTGGAAGTGATAAAGTTGCTGCACCACCCATTGCAGGAAATGTTATAATAGATCCTGATTGTGCTGCTGTTAGTACTGTACCAGAAGTATATCCTGTTACTATAGTTACTGTTGGAACAACAAAAGTAGTTGCACCTGTTATTGTCGATGTACCAGTACCTGTGATGTTACCACTTGTATCGATATCAAAGTTAGTTGTTATTGCGCCCGTAGATGAGTTTTTAGTGATTTGTTCAAAACCACCTTCTGATCTAACCGGACCGCTATAAGTTGTATTACCCATAATTTATTCTCCGTTTTCCGTTAATATAGTCCTGAGAAAGTCTACTGCACGAGTCTATACTAACTAAATTAAATATGCAGTGGTTGAATTATACGCTTTTAAATAAGAATATGCAAATAAAAAGGGGGCCGAAGCCCCCTTAATATCTTAGTCTTAATCTAATGATTAAGCACCTGGTGAACCAAAGATACCACGCCAGTCAGAAAAGCCGAAGCTGTATCTTTCTCTTGCTTTATATCTCATGTTTCCAGTATCAAAATCACCTTCCATAGCAGTTTTAATTGCTGCTCTAGTAAAGTGTTTTAGTCCGTTAGGAACATCAGTTTTGATAAAGAAAGCATCATCATCTGTTAAGAAATTATTAACCACATAACCTTGTGAAATCATTCCTTTAGAAGATAGTGCATTGATATCATTATCAGCAGTTCCAACACGTCCAGTAGACTTTAAGATTCTTTCAGCTGTAAATTGTAGCGCTGAAGGTATAATTAGTTTCATACCTCTTGCTGCAATCTTTAAGCCTCTTTCATCTTTAAAGTTACCGATGTCAATCATAGCCTGCTCAAGTGAAGTTTCACTTAAATCAGACGATACTGCAAGTTCATTAGTTTGCGTTGAACCGGAAATAGTAGGGTGATCGTCAGCCATAAGGGCTTTCCCATCTCCACCATTTGCAGTAGCGAAACCATTGTTAAGAACGTTTGCTGCTTTGATTTGCTTCGTGTTAGCCATAGATCTTGCTAGTGCTTTAGTATAACGTTTAGCGATGCTGTCATAAAGATTGTCTTCTACAGCTTCCTCAGTGATAGAGAAAGCGAGAGCGACAGTCTCGTGAGAGTAACGAGCTGTAAAGCTTTCGTTCGCTTGGTCATACGATACACCAGAACCTTCTGGTTTAACCGCTGCTTGTGCAAATCCACCTAACATTACTTCTTCTTCAAAAGCTCTGTCTGATGTTTCTGCGTCGAAAATCTCTGTATGTTGATTTTCGTAGTTTTTGTACTCAAGTCCAAATAATGCATTTAGACCTGGCTCTAGCTCTTTTGCTAGTTGTTGTCTTGATATAGCCATTTTTTATGTCCTCCTGCTATTAATTTAAATGAACCGAATCAGCTATGAAGCATCTCATTACTGCATGTGCTGCGATTTCATTATCTGGGGTTTGAGCGAAGCCAAGCACTTTTGCGCCAGTCAATGTAGTACTATTAGTAGACACATCAAGTTCATCGCCAGAAATTCCTGTTGTAGAATTTCCTGCGTGAGTTTTAACGCTGTCCATATATAGTCCAACCATTGCTTGGGTAGGTGCTGTTGCTGAATCGCCTTGAGCTTCGTACACTTGGTACGGATCGTCGTATACAAAAACTTCTCCTTGAACACCAAGAGCGGTGCCGTCAAAGAAATTCTTGAAAGTTGGTTTATTAGTAGTGTTGTCGTCGTACTTCAGACCATTGAATACCATGTTACCTGCAGTACCTGTAGCGGATATGTTAACATGTCCACTTGCAAATATTACTAGGTCACCTTGGAACATCGCTACCGCATAATCAGATTTAATTGCATATTCTGATAACGCGCCGTTGTCTGGGTTTCCGCCAACTTTACCACTAGGTCTAAAACCAAAAGGGGCATCTGTATTAGCCATATTTTGTTTCCTCCTTAAAGGGTTAAGTTTTTTTTATTAAAATGGAGGTTGATAAAAGATTAATCTTTTTTCGAGCCACCAAAAGTTACACGAGTCTGCCTTTCTTGATTGATCGGCATACTTGGGTGCTGTTCCTTCATGAGGTCGTTTTCTAAAGCTTCATTACGATCGGCATTCATTTGTGAATAATATGCCTCACGTTGCTTTGCGAGCTCTTCAGGTATCCTTGCCAGCACAAGGCCGCCAACTCCAATGACTCCTGCATGTTTACCGTCACTTACACTTGGATAATCTTCGTTCGGGTATTCATCGGCTCTCACCAAATCCCATCCTGATCGAAGCTTGCCTGACATGTTCCGAGAATCTTCTTGGCCCATGCTTTCAGCTCTTATCCACCTATGTCTGTAACCGTCTGGCGCAGGTGGTGCATCCAGAGATGATGGTGGAGCCCAAACTTTAGGTTTTTCATTTTTAACCCTAGTTTCGCTCACGCGGGAAGTTTTAACAGTCTTGTTAGTATCTGTTGCTTTTTTAGTCATATGCTTATACCTCCTTTAGCGATAGTTGTTTCGCATACTCTTCGAGTGGCACACCTAATCTTTTAGAAATTGCTACCTGTGAGGGTGTGAGCTTCACGGTTTTTCTGCGTCCTTTTGTGGCCGGACGACGGGCACTTGCTACATTCTGCACGGGTGCAGTTGTAGATTCCTCTACTTTAGCAAATTTGTTGGGAAATGCAACCCTTATTCTTTTATCTACTTCTTTATAGTATTCAGGTGTAGAAGGATCATAACCTTCGTCTTCAACTAAACCTTTATGTATATCAAAAGCAGTGTAAGTCATGGCATTATCCGTACCAAACCAAGCATTTTTACTAGCCCAATCCTCGGCTTTTTCATCTACCGGCAGTGGTGGCATATTATTTTGTGGTTGTGGTTGCGCTACTGCTTGTTCTACAGGTTGTTCAGCTCTAATTGCTTGTTGTTGCTGTAAACCTCTAAGTCTAGCTTCTTCAACCGATAATTGAGAAATAGCTCTTTGCGCATTAACTTGTGCATCAACATCTTGGTTTTCTACCGCCGCTTTGTAAGCAAGTTTTGCTGCATGCATTCCAGTTTCAACTTTAGCTTCTAACTCGTTAGTATATTGACCGCCGAGTTTATCATACTGACCACGCATTTGTTGTGCTTGTTGGTTTACTGATTGAGCATAAGCAATAGCTTCTTCTTTTTGTCTTTCTGCTTCACGCATTTTACGTGTAAGTTTAGCTATTCTTTTTTTAACGCCTTCGGAGTATTCTCCAAGTTCTTCTTTATCTGTTTGAACATTTTGCTGCTCGCCAGATTCCGCAGGTGCGTTATTGGACTCATTACTGTCTTCACTAGTTTGTTCGACATCTATTTGTTCCTCTTCTAATGATTGTTCTGGTGCTGGTGCATCCAGATCAATTTCCGTTGCTTCTTCGTTAGCTTCGCCAACGTCTATATTTTTTTCTTCGTCTAGCATAGTATATTCCTCCTATGGATTACATTGCGTGCAAGATATCTTCGGGATCACTAATGGTCCCTAATATCTCGTCATCGTTTAACATTCTTATCTCGCCACCATCAATCTCCATGCGTGATCCTGCATAACGTGCAAATATCACCCAATCCTTTTCCGCGCACCACGGACCGGTAGGATATCTATCTTTGTCTTGATAACAAAGATCACCCATCTTTAACACGTAACCAACTTGCGTTGATACTCGTGCTCGGTCTAATGTTTCTTGTGCAATAATAATTCCGCCTTTAGTTTCTTCTTTAACTTTAAAGGGCATAACAAGTATACGCCACCCAGTCGGGTTCGGTAACTGTTCTAAGTTTGTTGTAGTTGGTTCTTCTTTAGCTTGTGTAGCTTCTTCTTTGTACTTATCTTCTAATGCGTGTGACTTTGTCATCATCGTTATCTGGCTCCTTAGGGTTTAGCAGGTTAGAGAGTTCCTGTTTGATTTGATCTATTATATGGATCTTTCCAAGAATATAGTTGTATTTGGACATATTGTCAACACCACCGCCAAGTAATACTTGCGCGTTGCTTTCCATTAGTTCATCTAATAGTCTTTGTGTTTTATATACTATATGTACTGGATCTATTTCGGTTTCTTGCATTTATCAGGTTCTCCTAAGCT